GTTAGATTTAAAATGACCTGATTCTTGATATGCTTGTGCTAACACAATATGTGGGAACTTAAAGTTTAGTTCTTTTATTTTATGTATTAGTTTAGCTTCATTAAATTGATTGTTTTCTCTAAGAATAATCAATTTCTCTTCTTGTGATAGATTATTAACTGATGCTCTTGGTGCCATACTAAAACCAACAATCATTGAAAGAATAACTACAACTGATGCTACTTTAAATAGTTTAGTTTTAGTTATTCTTTCATAATCTAATTTGTCTTTGTTATACTTATACATATTACATTTAGTTTTTTAATTGTTTATAAATCATCTGCAGAAAGATAGTAACCAGGATCATTATAAGGTTCTTCTTTATGTGCACATATAGAAAGTAATTCTTCTATAAGCTCTAATTGTCCTACAAAATATGCAGGATCTAATAAATTAGTACTTTCTAATATTTTTTCTATTGTTATTGCTTTTTGTTTTAAATATTGTTCCATATATAATTTAATTGTTTAAAATTATACTACATAGCAGAGATTCTTCTCTGCCATATAGTTCTAAAAGCTTCTATCTCATCACTAGTAAACCAATGAGAATTTTCTTTCATAACATTCTTACCTATAAAAGAGGTAAATTTATTATGAAGATGATACATATCTTCTGTATCATGCTGGATGTGCCAACTTATCTCATCAATATATATTTGATGTAAGTCAACACTCCAAGGTTCATCACTAGAATCTTCATAATAATCCTGTTGATTATCATAATTGTGGTAATATTCACAATTACATTGTTCATCAGCAGAATGTAATGTACCTTCATAGCACTCCCAGTCAGATAAAGGTTGTATCATCTCTTTTAATAGAGATTCTACTACATCTTTTTGACCTTCATAATAGTTAATACCTTCTCTATTGCATTCTTCTATTGCATCATTTAGATAAGTATTTATTTTAACTAATCTGTTTTCTAGTATTTCTTTCATAATTTAATCTTTATCTAAATCATTGCAAATCACTATTGATGGTATCCATCCAAATACAATCATTACGAAGATTGTAGCTTGATGTATCATACACTCTCTATATGTAACATCATTAGATAATAGATAACCTATTAATCCTAATACACACCATGTAATTATAAATGTACCTAATCCTGCTAACATTAATTTTGTATTTTTCATTTGTTTGTTTGTTTAAATTGTTTATATTGTTTAAATTGTTTACGTTGTTTGTGTTTTACACTGAAAACTATTAACGATTAATTATGTTGTAGATGTTTTATACGCGATAATTAATTGTTAATAGAAACCTAGTGTCCTCAACATCTTGGAAAGAGTTAGAGTTTTTTATAATCTAATTGTTATCTCGCTAAAGTGTATAAGATTACATACACAATCACATAGTTACACAACATATAGGTAACATAAAACAATCAACTATAGCATACTTCTAATGCTCTTCTAATGTTGTACCACGATATTGGTAGTTGATTGTGTTATTATGTGATACCAATAAGGGTCTTAGACTACTACATTAGAGTTTCATCTGCACCTATTTGATCATTAACTTATCACATAATATTGTAATTTTTAGTATCTAAATACTATTTGTGCGATAAAATATGCACCACATAACAGACCTAATGCAATCTGATAGTTGACTTTTAATAATAGATTCTTTAACATAATAGCTATATTTATTTAATTGTTAGTAATGTTTTATGTGAGTGAATATTAGTGAAAAAGTGTGGTGTTGTAATAATAACACACATAACACCTCTCAATCACTTCAATAACAGCGAGTTACGTAAGTGAAATAGACGATTATTTGAAAACTTTTGTTTGAGATAGGTATGCCTCGAACAAATAAACAAGGGCACTTAACACTATGCAACAACTATAAGCAGGACTATAATGCAACAATAATATGCAACTGCAATATGCAATAACTATATGCAGTTCCAATATGCAATGACTATATGCAACTGCTATATGCAGATACAATATGCAACAATAATATGCAGTTCCTAACTGCCGATACAATATGCAATCTCCACAAAGGACGCGCTACATATAAAAAAAATAAGCACCCGAAGGTGCTTATAATTTAAATTGTAGATATAACAAGGATTTTAAGGTATCACAACCTCTCTGTTATTACTCTTGTTCGACAAGTTCCTCAACAGCGCACTATTTAGATATATCTACAATTTTAATAGAATAAGCGACCCGAAGGTCGCCTATAATTATGCTGTAGCTTTAACGCTATCAGACTTTGCAAGAATGTCTGTAAGAGAGCGTTTCTTGGCAACAATAGCCTCAACAGGAACGAAGTTCTTAGGTACAAGGATATCAATATCCTCACTATTCTTAACCCAATGACAAGTCAATGAACCAGATAGACCTTTGCTCAATTTCTGTGCTCTATCTACAGAAACAGACCACGTTAAACTGTAGTTGATAGCTGAATCATAGTCTTCATTCTTAAAGTCTTCAACAGACTCCTTAAACTTATACTCGTTAACAGCTTTGAAACTAACAATAGCATATTCTGTACCGTCATTCCAAGTAAATGGTTCTCCGTCTGCATTTGTGTAACCGATATAGCTAATATCAATACCTTTGTAAGGTACATTAGCTTCTTCAATCACAGGCTTAGACTCAATCATTCGCATAGCAATTTCTCTAGTAATTTCCATAATGTATCACGTGTTGAATAGCCGCCGCTATTGTTTGTATGGAAGTGCTGATTCATAGCTACATTCCAATGTTAGACATAGTTTAGGTATCTCGTAGCAATAAGCCACGGGTATATCCCAAAATTTAAAAAGGGTCGGGGCATGATCTTTGGTTATCCCACGCATTCATCAATAAACAAAATTTAAAAATTTTCCAAAAAAAAATTTATTTAATTCATTCGTTTTAAGACACGATTTATAACTGAGATAATAACTAATACCAGACAGGCTATTAAAGTGTCTTAAATCAAACAAAACACATCAAATTTTAGATGTTGCAAAGTTATATAACTCGTTTAAGTTATATAATACAAAATATCCACCTAAAAAATAACATCTGCTAAGAAAGAAAGAAAGTAACCAAAGAAAGAAAGAATATATATAATATATTCTTCCTATTGCGCGCACATACACGCGTATATATATAGCATTTATGTAAAAAATAAGTGTTGAAAAATTAGGAAATGTCAATTATATTTTGTATCTTTGTACAAGTTCAACGATACAACGGAGTTGGACCGAGAGGCATAAAGGTATTTGGGGGATGGAGTATTTATAAAAGAGGAAGGGTACCTTTAGCAAAATAATTTAAAAATAATTCACTTTTAATTTGGAATTATAAAATATATTTCGTATCTTTGTATCAAATTAATAATTAACACTATGATGGACCCAAGATTTAACATTGGTGATACTGTATATCACAACACACCAAACTCAGATGAAGCACTTGTAATAGAAGTTATCTATTCATACCTAAGAAATACACATGCTTACATTGTAAGTACTGGATTTGGTGTAGAATATGAGTGTGCAGAGCATGAATTAACAGATGAAAAATCATTATTTTAAAATACTATGAGCGAAGAAACAGAAGAGGTTTGGTTTGAACCAAGTATTATCTATACAAGTGATCAACCAGCAGGATTTAAAGAGTGGACGAAAGGAATCACCTATAATAAATACAAAATACTATTACCAGATGGTACATCAATGAATGCTAAGATGTTTTTAGACTTACAACAACGATTTGAGTCAGGTAATTACACAACATATTTGGTTAATAGATATACTGACCAATAAAGTTGAAAATAATTTAAAAATAATTGCAAAAAAATTAGGAATTGTCAAATATTAGTCGTACCTTTGTATAGAATTTAAAAACACATATAAATGGTAGATCATATACACGCAGTAATCAGACAAGACTTATTAGTAAATCAGAAAGACTTATTTAACATGCATCATTATTACACACACAAGTACAGAAGTAATGATAGATTGTTAGATATTAATGTTGGATTATTTAGAAATGATAAACAACAACTTACAGCTCAAATTTATATTGCAGATAAACATACAAAAATTAGAGAGCAGTTAATTTTAGATGATAATAATAATGTAATTGATACTGATATAATAATTAAAAGATATGAATAAAGAAATAATTATACATAAAGAATTAAAACATTCTGTTTGCACATTAAACGGAATTATGAATGAATCAAATTTAGAATTTACTAAGAGAACAATGATTTTTGATGCTCTTCGCAATCACACTGATCTAGTTGATACCTTTCAACATTATCCAGTAGACGATATATCAGATGTAGATATGACATTAGATGTTGTAATTATGTCCAAGAAAAGATATGACAAGTTAATTGCGTTAGAAACAGCAAAGATATATGAGTATGAACAACATAAAGAACTTAGAGTAAATGAGTAGTTTTAATAAAGCATCTAATAGAAAGAGTAATGTATTAGATAACACAAAAGTTAAAAAGCACATTGATGCAGTATATAGAATAATTGCTGAGGTTGACGCCTTAGCAGTTAAACTAATTGATTTGAATTTAGAAGTTACAGATGAGAATGTAGATGAGATTGTACTTCAAGTAACAGGTAAGGAATTAGATTCAATGGAAAGATTTTTATTAATGGGTAAACTAGAAGCACATGTTAAAGAAAGTAACACTTAAAAACGTATCTGCCTTTATAGAAGGTAACACAAAACAAGTATTAGCGGGAATGGGTTTACAACCTGAACATGTTAAAGAACAAATACTTTATCGTGCATCACTTTGCTCATCATGTATTGCGGCAGGTAAGTGTGAAAAATGTGGTTGCTCTGTACCTGGGAAACTATATGTAGCTAAATCATGTAACCCTGAAAAGTTTCCAGACTTAATGAATAATACAGAATGGGAAGAGTTTAAAAAAAGAAATTTACTAAATGATTAAAGAGTATATAATTAAATATGAACCTCTAAATAGAATATTAGATAAGATAGATAGTTTTGTTACACGTGTAAACAAGTTTAATGAAACACATAATAACTACAGATACACCGTGTCTATATCTAAGAATAAAGATTTATGGGATGCTAAATTGAAAATTGATAATGAAACAAAGTATGACACTGAAGTATCTGAAACTATTACTGGAACATCTACAGTATTATAACAGTATGGCTCCTTTTCCTGTATATGATACAGAGTATGTTGAGGAAGTAAAAAATAAAATAAAAGAAATGGAAGACAAGAATAAGGAGTATGATGAGTTACCTGTAGTAGCATGTAGACATTGTAAAAGTTTACATGTAGTATCTGACGAGTTAGATAATTCAATATGCATGAGATGTGGTTCTGTAAATGAATTGCAAGAATTTGAAAATATTTATAAATATAAAGAATTTAAAAATGGCAAAGATTCCTAATACAGAAAAAAGAACATTGAAGACTGAACCAAAATTAATGGTTGATCTTAATGCTGAACAGAAAGAATTTGTAGAGTTATTTTATCAGTATGATGTTAATTTTCTATTAGGAGATTTTGGATCAGGTAAATCATTAGCTGCTGTCCATACTGCCTTAAAAGCCTTTAGGAAAAAACAATTTAATGAGATCTGGATTACAAGACCTATGATCGATAAAAAAACTGGAGCGTTGCCTGGTGAGATTAGAGATAAGTTAGCACCGTGGATCTTTCCAATCATTCAGAACCTAGAAGTATGTCAAGGTAAAGAAATGACTGAGAAGATGGAAAAGGATGGGTTAATTAAGATCATGCCTATACAGTTTGCTAAAGGTGTTACATTTATGAAGTCTGTAGTTATTATTGATGAGTTTCAAGATATGGACTACGATGATTTCAGAACAATCTTAACTCGTTTAGGTGAGGGAAGTAAAATGATTTTTTGTGGATCTGAACAACAAGTAGATAAACTTATAGGTAAGAACAGTTGTATATACCGTGCGATGACCCTTAAACAATCTAATCTAGTTGGATTCAAAACACTTACGTCAAATCACAGGAATCCTATACTAACACAAATAATTGAATACTTAGAAACTAAAAAAAATGAAGTATAAGAAAAAACCAATAGTTATAGATGCTGTAAAGTTTGAATTAAGTAATGTTAATATTAAAAACGATAATGATTATTGTAATTACTATCATTTAAATTATGATAACGAACAAGATCTGTTTTATATTGACACATTAGAAGGTAAGATGTTTATTTCAGATGGTGATTATATTATCACTGGTGTAAAAAATGAACGATATGCCTGTAAACCAGATATATTTGAATTAACGTATGAAAAAGTAGAAAATGAATAATACTAAAGTAGCGAATCTTAATGTTACGTTAAAAGATTTATTTTTTAAATGGTTAGATGTAACTAAAGCCTGGCATAAGTTAAATAATCAACAACAGCAAGTATTAGCTCTTTTATTATACTACCATTATCTTTATAAAAAAGATATAACAAATAATAAGATTCTTTGGAAAATACTATTTGATTATGATACTAAAATAAAAATAAAAGAAGATCCTATTTTTGAAAAAGGATTAAGTGATAGTGCATTGCAAAACATGCTTACGTCATTAAGAAAAAAGAAGATTATTGTTGATGGTGAAATATCTGCGTTATATATACCAGAGTTAAGTCATGATAGTAAGAATTTTAAAATAATATTTAATTTTAATATTGTAGGTAATGAGTAAAGCAGATAGTGATAAGGTAAAAATGCTTATACATAGCATTGGATTAAAGTATCATTTACAAGATGAGGATATACGAAAGATAATAGCTTCACCATATATATTTGCAAGAGAAACAATTACGTCGTTAGATTTAAAAGATAATATATCAGAAGAAGATTTTAACAAATTAAAAACAAATTTTATATTTCCTAAGATAGGAAAGTTTTACGTAAAATACGGTGTCGTAACAAGATACCAAAATACAAATAAAAATAATTAATTATAATAAAGATGGAAGAGAAAACAAACTTAACACAAGAACAAGTACTAGAGGTAATTAAAGATTTTAATATTGAGCCTCTTTTTAGTAAAGTAATTATAACACTTAATAGTCTTGAAGTAGACGGTAGTTTAGTATTATCAGACAATACGTTATCTGAAGAACAATATGTTGTAGCTAAAGGTAGTGCTGTACGCGAACTAGAACTAGGTCAAAAAGTAATTATTGATATTGAAAAAATGATGGTTACTGTACGTTCTGAATCAACTAACGCATATGAGGAAGTTAAACAAGTTAAGATTGACCCGATTGTAGTAAACGATGTTGTTTATGCAATCATTGAAGATAGATTAATTAAAGCTAAATATAAAAACTAATATGGAATTAATTGTACACATTATTATAGGTATTGCAACTCTTGGACTTATTTATGAACATGTTAAATTAAGAGCAGCATATAAGACAGTATATGAAGCATACGAACAACTAGAATTAGAAGCGTTTTATAATGAAAAAGAATATCAAAAACTAAATGAAGAACTTATCAATAAAAATGAAAGACTTGAAGATAAACTTTTAAAATTAGAACCTGCAACTACAAAAGTTATAAAGGCTACAGTTGTAAGAAAGAAGGCAGCCTCTAAAAAAATACCTAATGTAGAATAATGAAATTATTTGAAATGCGTGACTTTAATCTCCAAGTAGTTCCAGAAGCTTGGGGATTATTGCCGTTTAAGGCAATACTTAAACGAGATAAAAATCGCAATAAAGAAACAGCATTTAAAGAGATGTTGTTTATATATTTTTATTGTGATATACGATCAGATTATGTTTATATAATTGAAGATGATATACGATTTAAAGAGATTCGTAAAGATATTGGATTACCTGATACGTGGACAATTGATATTGTAATGAAAGAAGCTATCCAGTATTATAATTCAATGGAAATAAGTCCTATTGCAAAATTATATAAAGGATCATTAAAAGCAGCAGATGATATATCTAAATATTTAGAATCAACTGAAAGTCTTTTAAAAGAACGAACTGCGAGTGGTGGAGTTGTAACACAGTTGTCAACAATAACATCTTCGTTAAAAGCAGTGCCAGGTATTATGCGTGATTTAAAGTCAGCATATAAAGAAGTACTTGCTGAACAAAAAGAATTAGAGGGAAGAACTAAGGGGAGTAGATCACTAAACCCATTTGAAGATGGATTAAGTATAGAATAATATGGAAGAAATATATTTTAAAGAGGAAGCTAGAAATAAACTTTTAAGTGGTATAAATAAATTACACGATGCGGTAGCATCTACAATGGGACCAAACGGTAAGACTGTAATCATAAGTGATGTTTATGGTAAACCTAAAGTAACTAAAGATGGTGTTTCTGTAGCAAGAGCTATTTCTTTTAAAGATCCTGTTGAAAATATGGGTGCAGAATTAATTAAAGAGGCGGCAGAACTTACAGTAGATGTTGCTGGTGACGGTACAACTACTGCTACAGTATTAGCTACTGCATTTGTTAACAATCTAAAAGAATTTGAATCTAGAGATATTAATAAAGCGTTTGATGAAATAATACCTAAAGTAATAGAACAATTAAAACATGGTTCTAAAACATTAGAACGTCATGACATTAAACATGTTGCAACAATATCTGCAAACAACGATACTGTCATTGGTGACATTATTCAAGAAGCATATAATCATTCAGATATTATTAAAGTTGAGGAATCAGCATCTAATAATGATATATTAGAGTTAGTTGAAGGTATGCAGTTAGATGTATCTTATTTGTCTAAAGCATTTGTAAACATTGAACGTAAAGCTGAATGTGAACTAACTAACCCCCATGTATTAATTATAGATGGTAAACTTGAAACTTTAAAAGGCTTTGAGCAGTTGTTAAATGCGGTAGCGGCTAATAATGAATCGTTATTGATTATAACAGAACATATTACAGAACAAGTATTAAGAATGCTTGAAACAAACGCATTAAGCGGTAATATTAAATTATGTGCAATTAAATCACCTGGATTTGGTCAACATAGAAAGGATTTACTAAAAGATATTGCAAAGTTTACACAATCTACAATTATAACAGATTTAAGTAAGCCTTATACACTTAATGTTGCAGGTAAATTACAATCTGTAAGAGTTACTAAAAACAATTCAATCTTAGTTAAAGATAATACTGTAGATGTAACTGAAATAATTAATGATCTAAATGAATTGTCAAAATCAATTGATTTGTCAGAACATGATAAGGATTTAATTATACAACGAAGAGATAGACTTACAGGTAAGATATCAATCATTAAAGTAGGTGGTATTTCTGAAGTTGAAATGAAAGAACGTAAAGATAGATATGACGATGCTGTACTCGCAGTCGCATGTGCATTAGAAGAAGGTATTGTACAAGGTGGTGGTTTAGCCTTATATCACGCTAATCAAATTGTAGCTAAAACAATTAAAAATTTAAAACATCAATCTGTTGAATTAGCGGTACTTACAAGTTTAAATAAACCTAATGATATATTAAACGTACCTGTATTAAACAACATGTTTGAATTAAATATTATAGATCCACTTAAAGTTACACGATGTGCATTAGAGAATGCAGTTGCTGTAGCTAAAACAATATTGTCTACGGATACAATTATACTTAACGAACGCCAATGGAATTAAATAACTATCAAACACCTATAGATGATAAACTAAGAGAGTCTGTACATAAAGAGGTGTATGACAGTATCTTAGAATATGTGTCTAGTGTTAAGTTTATACAAAGACTTATTGCACCTGAAAGTATTAGAGGTTTCGCTAAAGACAGAGAGAAAGAAACGGAGTTTTATAATGATGGTAGAATTAAAGTTGATTTAGCAAACCCACATATTCTTGAAGACATGGATTTCTTTAGAGAGAAAGCATTGTTTTTTGAAAAGAATGGTAGATATACAAATATACCTCCTAATAGTAATCCAAAGTCTGAATATGCTGAATTTTGGAAAGATGAACTTCGTAAATGGAAGCATGGATTAGTTAGACCAAGTGATGGTGAGTGGATTCCAGGTACACTATATTTTTATTGGAATTATAGCCCTATATGGTTAGTTGAGAAAGTAGGTAGGGAGTCTGCTAATAAAAAGACTAAGGGAGAGCGTATTCGTAAGTTTCCAAAGCCGTGGTTAGGTGATTACTTATATTTTCATTATACACAACAAGCTAAAGATAACGGTAAACATGGTAAAGTACTAAAAACCAGGGGTATTGGATTTAGTTTTAAGAATGCATCAGAATCACCTAGGAACATGTATGTATATCCTGGTTCAGGTAATCCAAATTTTCACTTAGCGTCAGATAAAGCGTTTTTGTCTGGAGATAAGGGAATATGGGGAAAGATTTTAGATACATTAGACTGGGTTGCAGAACATACACCTTTACCAAAGATGAGAATTGTCGATGGTAAAAAAGCAATGGAGTTACAGCTTGGTTATCCTGATGAGTATGGTAATCGTAAAGGATTACTGTCATCTGTATTTGGTATATCATTAAAAGATAATCCAGATAAGGCAAGGGGTATCAGGGGACCACTTATCCACTATGAAGAAGACGGATTGTTTCCTGATTTAGAAAAAGCATGGAACGTAAATAGAAAAGCGGTGGAAGATGGAGATGTCGCGTTTGGATTTATGTTGGCTGGTGGAACGGGTGGTACACAAGGTGCATCATTTGCTGGATCTGAGAAATTATTCTATAAACCTGATGCATATAACATTTTTGGTTTACCAAACGTATATGATAAGAACAATAACGGTGAAACAGAATGTGGTTTCTTTTGGGGAGCTTATTTAAACCGTAATAACTGTTATAATGAAACAACAGGAGAACCTGATGTAATAAAAGCATTAGTAGAAATACTTTCTGATAGATTTGTAGTAAAATACGGATCGTCAGATTCATCTGCAATTACACAGAAGAAAGCTGAGGAACCTATAACACCACAAGAAGCAATTATGCGTACAGAGGGTACTATGTTCCCTGTTGCAGATATTAAAGAGTTTCTTGAAAGTATTGCACCTAAGAAAGAATCATTTTTAGCTGAACATTATATTGGTGAATTGGTTTTAAACAACATGGGAGATGTTGAATGGAAACCTAACAGCGATATACATCCGCTAAGATCGTATGATTCATCTGATGGTGATAAGACAGGATGTCTTGAGATATTTGAGATGCCACGTAAAAATGCAAACGGTGATATACCAAGAGGTAGATATATATTTGGTATTGACCCTATTGATGCTGATACAGGTACATCGTTATTTAGTATAATTGGTTTAGATACCTTTACTGATAGGATTGTATGTGAATACTCAGGTAGACCAAGATTAGCAAATGAGGCTTATGAAATAGCATTACGTGCCCTTAAATTTTATAATGGTGAAGCAAATTATGAGAGTAACTTAAAAGGTTTGTTTAGTTACTTTGATAGCAAAAACTGTTTACACTTTTTAGCGGATGTCCCTCAAGTCTTACGTGATATGGATATGGTGAAGTCAACCAACCTATACGGTAACAAAGCAAAAGGAACACACGCGAATAAAGAAATTAATAAGTGGGGTAGAATGTTACAAGCACAATGGATGCAAACTAAAGCTCATGGTGATGATGACGATAATAGACTTAATCTACATCGTATCAGAAGCATACCATATTTAGAAGAGTGTATTGCGTGGAACAGTGATGGTAACTTTGATAGGGTATCTGCTGCAGGTATGCTATTCATTTTGAGAGAGGATAGATTTAAACGTATCAATTCATTAAAAGGAAATGTAGATAAAACAGTTAAAAAATTATCAAATGACACTTTCTTTACAAGAAATTATAAAACACAATAGCTATTAACAATGGACTGTATTTTAATAATTTATTGAATTTTATTTGGAATAATCGATAAAATTTGTTATATTAGCAAGTTATATATAAAATAGAAAAAAATGCCAAGAATAAATAATTTAGTTTTACCATTACAGCGACTACCTTTTAAAAAGAAAGATAAGCAGTGGCGTACAGATTGTGTAGATTATGCAGATAGACATTCTTTTTATAACAATGAAAGAGTTAGAAAGAGTTTGCAGAATAAAATTATAAATCTTAATCTTTATAATGGTATTGTAGATATTAGAGATTTAACTAATGTTGTTAACCCTCATCAGGTAGATGCAAGTTTTGTACCTGACAATATTCCACATCACCCAATTCTTGTACCTAAAATTGACTTATTAGTTGGTGAAGAAATTAAAAGAAGATTTGACTATTCAATTATTGTAACAAATCCTGACGCGATTACTAAAAAAGAAGAGGATAAGAAAGAGTTTTTGAAACAAAAGCTTGTTGAGTTCTTACAAGGTAATTACACGGATGAGGAACTTAAAGTTAAAATGGCTGAGTTGGAAAAGCATATGAAATATAATTGGCAAGATATTCGCGAGAAGACTGCTAATAATATTATGAAGCATTATGCTCAAGAGCAACGATTTGATCTTACATTTAATTTAGGATTTAAAGATGCTTTAATTTTTGCTGAAGAAATTTATCAGTGTGATATTATTCATGATGAACCAGTGCTTATTAAGCTTAATCCATTAAAGGTACACTCTGTAAGATCAGGTAACTCAGATAGAATAGAGGATTCATCTATTATAATTGTGCAAGATCACTGGAGTCCTA